CTTCGTTATATGAAATGGCGGGTTTCAGAGCATGATACCCTCCAAACATCATTACAAATATAAGAATGGCGAAATATAATTTATAATTCCGCACGAGTTTGTAAGAGATTAATTTCATGTTGTATGATCTATTATGGTATATGATTATACAAGATAGTTTTCTCATTCATTTTGTTCGTATGCATTTTCAAGTATGTCGTACATATCTTCGTCGGGTTCGTCGTGAAATGCTTCTGCATCGGGGTCGTTTTCTTCTGGCATTTCGAATTCTTGACCTTGATCTTGATCAGGATGTAACAATCTATCCATCACGTCATTTTCCAAAGTGTTCATTTGTTGTTCACTGACCAAAGTGTTCATTTGTTGTTCACTGACCAAAGTGTTCATTTGTTGTTCACTGACCACCGCGCCAAACAATTCGGTTTGATCGTTTCCATATGAAATCAATTTCTTGTTATTCACATTGAATATGCCTAAATGCAACGATTTCATCAACATTTCCGCGCGCCGTTCTTCTTTCGACATTTTCCGGAAATGTTCTTTGACGCTATGTTTTTCTTCTTCCACAGATCGGTCGATTAGTTTCGTAATATCTTTGTAGCTCATGGTACTATACTCCTGCTTCTTTGTCAACACGGTACTCAAGTACACTTCAAATAATTCCCCTAATCGTTTATGAATGGCAATCGTTACATCATCTACCGGAACAAAATCACGGACTTCAATTAGCTCGTCTCTATTGTCATTTTCATCCAGTCTCACCAATTGAAATGTCTCATTTGCAACGACTTCTTCTGTGGCTAATTCGAGGTGAATATGAAACACCATTAAACACAAATACTGAAACAATCGTACATATAGTTTTGTGTTTTGTTCAGGGAAAAAGCCATAGAAAAACTTCAAAATGCTCGAAATCTCGGACAACAATGGTTTCGCATGATTCATGAGTGGAGTTAAATGTGAATCTTGATAGAACGGGTCTAATGATTTGTTTATATCACTGATAAAACTGACTAGGTTCAATGTATCAGTGGGGGTGATCGCCCAGTGTTTCGGGATATTATACGATTTATGGGACGCGTTTTCGTGGTTTCGGCTATAATAATTCGTCATTCGCAATGGGTATTCCACACACAACGCGTACAAATAATTTTTCATAAATGTACAATATGAGACATAATCTACAGTGGCCTCGTCTGGAAACAACTTACTAAAAATAGACATAAGTTTAGTCTCAGAAAAGCCGTGTAATCTTTGTTCTTTTAAAAATGTTTCTAGCTTTCGTTTTTGTTCAAGTATCTCTGGTGTTACAAAATTAATGAAATTGTCTATTTTACGTTGTGTGGGGGTTTCTTCTTTTTCTTTTTCTTTTTCTTTTTCTTTTTCTTTTTCTCTTTCTCTTTCTCCTTGCGGATTCTCTTCGCCCTCTACAACAAATATATAATCTTCTTTTTCGATCTCATCCATTTCTTCTTGATCGTGATCAAAGAATTTCCAAAACATGTCCACAAATTTGGTCAGACTTTCAGGAATCTTTTTGTATTCTTGAAGTTGCGTTTGGATTGTGGTGAGACTATGGTTCATTTCGGCTTTAAAATTAACATCATATAATCGCACTTGTACGTTGTTCCGTTTGTTAATCATTTTCATCATTTCAATGAATTTTGTCTCGGATAGACGGTGATTGTTGTTTTTCAGGAAATCGATTTTCTCTTCGATGGATGCATCTTTGTTGTAATTCTCCGGTTTTTCACCACAAATAACTTGTAAATCGACCGGTACTGGGATAGTCTCATTGTCTAAGAAACAATACTGAATAAATGCTTGGTATAGAATTTTATCATTAAACGATTTGAACACGTTTTGTTTGACGAATTTCCGGTCTGTATCGATGGATTCTTTTTGTGGTTTTTGTTGGAAAAAATAGGCTTTCGACAAGAACTGTATGTCTCGTACTGCGAGTGAATTTGCAATACATTGTTTGACATATCGTTTGATACTATCATCTTCGTTCGTAAAATATTGCAAAGGAGTTTCAAATGATTTCCCATTGACACAACACGCATTTTGTAAAAACGGGATTTTCGATTGTGTGATCAAAAGGGCTTCTTGTTGATTGACGTATGTTTTGATCGACTCAATCACTGCTGCAGAAAACAAATCGATTTTATGATTCAACACACCAATATGATCCCATTGTGCTTTTTTGCCTTGTTTCAAGGTTGCCATCAACTCGTTCTGGAATCCCTCAGATACGTTATGCAATGGTGTTTTGCCATTTGTCACACTAAATGGAACAATAATGGGTGTAAACCGATGCCAAGTTTTCGCAACATCCAATGATTCTGGTATTTCGAATTCACCGACATGTTCCCGGTCATACACCCGTTTTTTATCGAGAATGTTTTGCGAGTACGGATGAGGGACGACGAATCTTTCCATCATATCTTTCAAGTTCCCTTCCATGACATTCGCCTTTTTTGAGACAGTATTCCACGGGAGTGTATCAGACTCTTTCGATTTTTTGCGCAAGATACATGCGAAATATCCAATCGTAGACATGTCATCCATTCCGGGTTGTAATGGATATCCATGAAAGGACTGTATACAACCTGGGAATGTTTTCCGGCGTTTCACAGAAGGAGTGAGACATTGAACGGCAATGATGGTACTACAAACTAATATTTCCAACTTTTTCGTGGCAATGAATTTTTTGTAGGGAGGCAATTTGATTTTCTTTTTCTCCGCCTTTTCTCGTTCCTTTTCATAACGGGCCTCGCTCAAAAACACTTTCTTTTCTGTTCTCAAACTGTTGCAAAGTTGTAGTACCATTTCTTGGATCGATTCTATTTCAATGTCTATTCCTTCTCCTTTTTTACAGATCGCTTGCAACAAATTATAAAAGTACTGAGTCTCTTGGTCAAAATGATATACTTTCTTTTGTTGCTTTAATGAGACATCGACTTCCATTTGATTATTTTCATCGAGAGCCAGCTCTTCGAATGCGACTTCTAAGTCGTCTTCGTCGACATCTCGTCCACGCCCGTAATCTTGGTTCGAATCTTCTTGATATTCGATGTTTTTCAGCACGCATCCAGTTTCTTTGTCATAAATATATTCTCCGTCTTCTTTGCCGACAGTTCTACACAAATGTTGTAATACTTTGTTGTATTCGTTGTTTTGGAATGCAATCGCCAATAAATACAAAGAATTCTCCACGAGTTTCGCGTTTGTTTTGAGACAATATTTCCAATGTGGGTTTTCGGATGGCAATGGATCACGGCAGTAGTTGTGTACCATTTTGATGAGGTATTCTTGTTTTTTGTAGAAATCGAAGTTTGGTTGAACTACAAGATCATGTAAGTATTTATAAGGCGATTCATTCGATTCAATAAAGACAGCGGTTTGTCCTAATGCAAATGCTTTCAGATCAAAGATGAATTTGGAGAACGTTTCGGACGACAATTTATTTTCCAGTTTGGTTTGTAGTTTTCGTATGTATGTGTCGAGTCTCTTTTTCTTTTGTTCGATTTCTTCGGTATATCGTTCGGAGAATTCATTCATGATTTCTTGTTTGCTTTGTTTCCGCATCCGTGGTCGTGCATCATGGATTACATTTTCGCATGTATCTTCGTGTTTATAACACGAATCTTTGATATTGCACAACAACGTATTCGAATCAATGAAGGCGTTTTCATCGATGTCTTTGTCGTATATCCACACGTGTTTCATTCGTCTGTAATAATTCACCGTTCTGCGTACATCGGCTTCCACATGAAGTTCACCTTGTTCTTTTTCAGATAGACCGGATTCATCCCCGTCTATAAATTGCGGGCGTAATTCTAAGATCGCATAATCTCCTTCCTGTACTACTTTTTTACCTCGCATCAATGTCTGTACCATAGTTTCGGACATGGACCGAGGACATTTGTGTTTCAAAATGAGTTTTTCCGCCAAAAAATCAACAAACACTTCGTTGTCCATGGCCTCTTTCTCATTTTTGTATTGTTTGATGATATCATAATTGGTGTCGTCGAATTCATCGTCGTATTCTAATTCTCTCGTATCATTGTCGTCTTGTAGTTCTTTTATGCTCGAATATCGTTTGGACAAATTCTTTCTCAAACACATCCCTTTCGTGACTGGAACGAATTCTTCGTCTTCGTCAAAGTCTTCTGGTAAGATTTCGGTAGGGCTTACTAGTTCTAAGTTGGTAATTTGTATGATTTTGTCCAACAAAGCCCCGTCATCTTTCAACAACATACTGTGGAGTATTTCATTGTTGTTCATGGTAGATTCATCGATATGGTAGTTTGTGAACAGAGTATGAAAATACTCAAAATGATCGGACAACAAATTCACTCCTATTTTGTTATATACACTGGAAACCTTGACTGATCTTTGCCTGAAATTGGATACTTTCAATTTGTTGTAGTCTTGTAGCTGAGACTGATACCGATTGACATATTCTTGTATGTTGTCTCGAATATTGAATTTAATTGTTTCGCCGGCTTTAAACGAGACATCTTTGTGGTATATGTAGAACGGTTCTAATGCTTCCATGTATTGCGACAGATTATAGATATGTTCATTGTTTTTCACGAACCGATGGATGATCGTAAAAATGCTTGGTATGCTTTGTTGCAAGAATAGATTGTATTTCTCTGCATCGGTTTTGTCTTCTAGTAATTCTTGGAATGGGTCTAGTTTTACATGTCTCAATGAATTTTGAAGCGGAATGATCGGATCATTCATTGAATCCGGTTTTGCGTTTTCGACTACCACTTCGTGTACATTCATTGATCTCGCCATTTTGGTGGTAAGCAATGCAGAAGGATACAACATATTCAAGTGTTTGTTCGATTTCTGCAAGATGGAAGAGCTAGGCAAATAAAGTTTGGTATAATCGATCACATTGCTAGGCATGTACAACAAAGAATTTACTGCCGCTTGGTCGCATTCATATAATGTATCTAAATTTGTCTCGCGTTTACGTGGATCATACAATGGAAAATCAACTTCTCCCATGTAGCGGTTTGTATGGAACAAATAATTCTGTGTCGTGGACTGTGTCGTGGATTCCTTTAGATCGACTACACTGGAGGTAAATTTCCCGTCATTGGATACAATTAAATCCATGTCACACCCGATATCCACGTCTTTTAGAATGGTATTTGTCGCGGTCCAATCGTACGTAAATGGTCTTGTCAAATTCCCCCATTCTTGATGTAATCCTTGATATTTTACGTTTTCATTGTTGTTGTAGTTGATACGCATGAAATCGGTTTCGAAATCGTTTTCGTTTTGAAGGGATTGAAACGTCGTGGTAACAAAATAATCGAATGCGTTTCGGTTCTGTGTTACATCATAAATCCGTCTATATTGAGACACAACTGGCTTGATCCATGGTATTTGTCGATCCATTTTCAATAACGCATGTACAAGTGGTTTGTCTACCAACGGATTTTTCCGTATGAACCCAGATACTTGTCGAAATTCATCATATGTTGAATATAATTCCCGGAGTTCTTGAAATCGCTGTATATGGGTGTAGATTTTCCGTAATACGCGGTCTTTTCGGTTCGAGTCTGAGACAGTGGCCAACAAATCATCCAACAAGTGATTGATTTGTGTCTCCAATTTGTATTTTGTGAATTGAGAAGGTCGGTCTACTTGGTATTCGATCACTTCCTCTTCCTCTTCTATTATTTTGGATTGATTCAATAGTTCGCTTAATGTGTCTTGGTAGTTCTCGTCGACTTTACTGTTTTGAGGCAAACTCACAAGAATATCCCCATTGTCTTGGTAAGTCATATTCAATTCTTCTGCGGCATCCTCTAATAATTCTTCTGGATTTTGAGACATATCTGAATCGTACGTACTTGGTTTATCGCGAATGCATATTTTTTGTAGAGGAATATGTTTAGGAATACCTTTGTATTCAAAGTCGAGATACAATGCTTCATTTTCGGGGTAAGTCAATAAAGCGATCATATCTTCTTCTAAATTGGTGATTTGTGCGGTGACGATGGCGGGTATATCGCCTCCAAAGTCGATGGTAATCCACGTACCTGGAAAGAGTCCATTTTGTCGTGCATATCCCTTATGAATGCTTCGATTGACGATTTGGATTTGTTTGATATCATCATCGAGGAGTTTCCCTTTTACAATGGGCAATACATGGACTTGCATACTGCCAATATGAATGAGTTCCATGGTCACTTTTGGGTCAATGTATGACACATAGAAACTGGATTCATGTAACTTGTGTGTCTCGGAGGATACGATTTTCACAATATCTCCCAACTGGATTATATTTTCACTTTCATTTTCCATATTACTAAAAGCCTCGAAAATATATGTAATATAATGACATATATTTTTACATACTAAATCCACAAAATGACATTTGGTTAAATACCATTATTTTTCCCTTTAGTTAATATATAAAAAATGGGGTTTACCGATACCGTATCTTACTACTTAGATCCATATAGATATTACTATATTGGGTTTGTATATGCATTGATATTTTTCTTGATCATTTGTGGAATTTCTTATTATGTGTATCAAAGTGATTTCGTGAAACATTACAACAATCCAGGAACGAGTGATATTCCAAATACCAGTGCAGGGAAAGGAGACAATTCGATCATGTTCTTTTACACGAGATGGTGTCCACATTGTAAAACAGCAAGACCCATTTGGGAAACGTTCAGCGCCAAGTACAACAAACAGTTTGTCAATGGGTATAAATGCAAGTTCTTAGAGTACGATCTAACAGACGAAAATAAACAAGAAACAAAAAAAGTCATGGAGGATTACAATATTGAAGGGTTTCCTAGTATNAAAATGAAAATAGGGAACGATTTAGTCGAATTTGATGCGAAGATAACCACAACGGCTTTGGAGGAATTCATTCAGAATGTCACAAATGATTAATCTTTTGTCTCAAGATTCAACCCATTTTGTTCCATGTATTTATGTGCGTATGTTTCTCCTAAACGGATCAATCGTTCTCGTTCTTCTTCACTGTCTAAGAGTCGGACAATATCGTAAAACCCGCCTTCAAAATCAATATATATTTGTGCTGGAACACCAGTCTTGTGTTGTTCTTCTTTCGTTTTACACCAAACACGCTTTAACAAAAAGAATAGGTAATTCACTAATTTAAATTTTTCATCCGGGTTCATAAAGGTTGTAATGGTCGTATCATCATTCCTACGGCTTTTACAAATACCTAAAATCTCGTCTTTATTGTACCCCTTGTCGACGCATCTTTGAATGGGATAATTTAGTAGTGATGCTCCGTCGAAATACAAAACGCCATTCACGTTTAAGGGAGGGAATAACAATGGTAAGCAACTAGATGCGTAAATCACATCCATCAATTTCCAGTCTGGATGTGTGACATGAGAAAAGTCCTCGATTTCGTATTTGTTGAGATTTGTGATGAAATAGTGTATTTCAATATGACAATAATCAAAATACTCTTGTAAGGTCATATTAATATCCAACTCTTTTGCTTCAAAAAGAGGTTTGAATGTGTTAACGATTGCCGACTTATTAAAGATACCTCCATTATGTATCGAATTCACAACTGTTTCGAACGACACTTTATAGATATTTCCCCATGGTCTATTGATGATAAAATCATACAATGTATCGTAGTCATAACCCAATGTAATAAGTATTGCAATATATGTACCAATGGATGTACTATAAATCGTTTCTATGTTGTCCATTGAAAACACTTGATTGTCTTGTAACACACGAAGACAACCTAAATAGGCAAACCCCCCATTTGCACCACCTGATATTACCAAATGCTTGAATTTTGATTGTTTTTTCTCTGTGTCTTCGGTCATTTTATTTATTATGGAATTATATTTATTAAGTTTATTCGAAAAATAATATGAGTTTGTAAGTTGTAACCACAAAAAAAATGTATATGTGAGGAATATATACATTTATACTAACTATGTCTTATTTTATTTTCGCGAATGATGAAGAATCTACATCCAAGGTGAACATAGATGAATTATATGAGAAAAAACAAGCACGAGATCTGAAACAACTGTCTATTTTCAACAAAATATTGAATCGTGTCCACCATCGTATACGTTTGACTGGACGTAACAAACGAAACGAGACACATGTATGGTTTAATGTTCCGGAATACATATTTGGCGAACCGGTATATGACAAAGGAGAATGCATTGCGTATGTGGTAAACAAATTAGAAGAGAATGGGTTTTTAGTGAAATATATGCATCCAAATACGATTTTCGTCGCATGGAATCATTTTGTCCCGAGTTATATACGCACCGAGTTTAAAAAGAAAACGGGCAAATTAATGAACGAGAAAGGGGAAATTACTGATCCAAAAGAAAAAGAAGCTTTAGTCGATGAAGATGATGTGAATGCAGGGATTTTTAATGATTCTCGGGGACAACCGCCTCCTAAGAAAGAGCAAAAAGACTACCGTCCAATTGACAAATACAAACCAACCGGTAAATTCATCTATGATCCCAATATTTTAGAGCGGATTGATAAAAAGGTTTCGTTTGGCTGATTTGTGGTTCTCAAGGTTTCTTTTTCTTTTTCTTTGTCCCTCTTAGACCCAATCGTCGACAGTTTTGGAACAATTGTTTTTTCATTAATATGTTTTCGTATGTTTTTCGTGTGCCTTTGTCACCCTTAGATTCTGTTTTAATGATATTTT